CTCCACTCAGACCATATGTCAAGTTGGTCATGTTTAATACGATAATTGACAACGATTTCGGGTATGTCAGGCTCCCAGACTTGTATAGAATAAGTAACAGGAGGATTGGCAGGAGCAGTACCAAACATAGTCGCATCATACGAAAAATCATAATCAGTGCGAAAACGTAAGGTAATAGAAGGAGTCGGCTGGCCATCCGGCATGCCCTCAAAAGGCCCAGCATCATGCGCACCATCAGTCGCCAAGGCACACCACGCCCTACCTTCTGTGGTTGAACCCAACGAGGCAAAATGGAGCTCGGCTCTACGGACGGGGTCCAATATTGGCGAACTCGACGCGACATTACGTCTCCTTCTTCTAACCCTCTGTGGCAAGGGACGCTCAACTACCAAAGTCTGTGGTTGTTGTTGTTGTTGTTGCCGTTCTTTCGGCAAAGCCACAAGCGACAATTGCTTAAATGGTCTTTCCAATCTAGCCAATCGTTTCTTCTCAGATCTAACTTGTCTAACAGTTTTACCGATATTAGGACCAGTTTGTATAATATGATTGGGAGATCTAGTCATAGCAATAAAGCCACAACAAGATTAAGAGAATAACAAGATAATAACAATAAACAAAATACGCTATCGCAGCAATACTTCAAAAGTTGTTTCACCAGCAATAACTTCTTGATCACACAAGGCCGTTCGACCTAAAGTCAGTTTAGTTGCGCGCTGTATCAACTTCTCCAAGTGTAATTGTTCTTCTACACTCGTATCGAACGCCTCGGCAAAATCCAACCTACTTTGATATGTTATCTCTTGTAATCTATCATCAATGTCCTTCATAGACAAATACACTAACCGGTCTGTGTCGTTAGCATCGTCCTCCAATATTAAACGATCATAATATTTAGGTCTAAGTCGGTAACAATCGTACATACGCTTGGCATAAACGCTAATGATGGGGACACCAGCATTAATAGTCAGTTCCATCAAAGCCCGAGAGGCCAGATAATCTTCTTCTGGCATAGTTAATTTATAATAGTCACCAATGGTGCCAAGTAGTTTCTTATAAAATGGCACAAATTGATAACCATTAATGGTTTTGATTATCTTTGCCTGACAAAACTCAATATTGGTGTAATGGCCTTCCACAATCTTCATCTCTACGTTAAACCCATATTCCCTAAAAAGGTCTGGGTTAAACTTACGACTATCGGATCGCTCCACTATGATGATGCTATCATCACCATCAACCATAAACCAATACTTATGTACACAGACATCAATACAAACCGAATTGAGCATCTCAAGATTGATAATACAGTTACCCATAGCTGTATTCAAGTCACCACTCATGCGCGTTCCCTCCGTTTCATAGTGTATACCATGACTAGTGTAAC